GACAGTTTGCTCAAAATGTAACGGCAATCATTATATAAGAGACGAAGACAACAGCACAAAATTTTGTACAGAGTGTAACGGTAGAGACGAACCCGAAGTTAAAGAGAGTGTTCTAGCGAAAGCTATGGATAATTTTTTTAGTGACACTGATTAGTTTCAAAGTACAAGAGGATCTAACTAATCAACTTGTAGATCTTTTAGGTCATTACAAATCTATCAACGATGGACTGGTTGAGAAAGACTGCGCTACCATGCGTGGCTTTCAAACTAAAAATATATTTGGCTATCCTGAAAACTATTATCTTAAACCAGTTATTGAGAATATGTTGCCTAAAAAATTTAATTTGTTTCACATGCATTTAATTGACTATGATCCATACGGCTATCAACTTAGACATAATCATGAAACAACAGAGGATTATAGTTTTATATTATATCTAAACGATGCTGAACGAGGAGAAACTGTATTTGAAAAAGACCAAACTAAAATTAAATGCGAGAAGAATAAAATGATTGTTTTTAAATCAGATCTATGGCATTACGGAAAAGAGTGTTTAACACGTAAGAAAGTAGCAGTGGGAGCTATGTATGACGAAAAAAAAGTACACAAGAGATGATATCGCTGACGTTTTAACAATTATAGCAAAAAATTCTACAGACGAAGAGTATGCTAAAATTACCTCTGCAATGTCTATGCTGTTTGTTGGGCACACTTTTGACCTGTCTGAAGACGGCTTTGAGTTTATCAATTTAGCCATAAAAATAAGGAAAAATAAGAAAAACGGTCTTATTTCATTGACGAAAAAAGATAATATTATTAAGATAACACCGAAAAAATAAGTTTTTTCATTGGGGCTGTAACGGGAGACTGAAGCAGCCCTTCCTTTCCAATCATTGACATATAACTCATAATGAACTAGTGGTGAAATATGGAGCTACTTAATGAATATTTCGCAAAAAATTTTGCACATTATGGGTATGGAAATCGCAACTAAACTCATAGAGCAAAACACAGATTGTGAGACTAAACTGTGGAGAGCAGTTATCAATACAGCTTTGGAAGATGTCATGATTACGAATCAAAACCGCACAGAATCGGTGTTAAAAGGAGCAGCTCACGATTGGTTTACTTCTGACTCGGACGACTTTGAATATGTGTGTTTAAACGCTGATTTAGACCCAAAATACGTTAAAAAACGGTACCTTGACGCTATTGAGAAGGGTATTATATTCTTTACTCGTAAGCAAAATTTGAATATAAAATACACTGAACTTTATGATAGGCTTCGGAAAACTAAGGACGCTGATAACCGCAAAAACATCATACGAT